CGGCGATCAGCATCCAGCCGCCGCGGCGGAAGCGCACCCGCAAGGCCGTGGTGCCCGCCCCGTCGCGCTGGCGCTTCGGCATGATCGCGCCGAGGCGCATCGTGGTCGAGCCGGGCTGCTCCGGCGTCCGGCGTTCCGGATTCAGCCGGGGCGAGGCCTCGACCATCGGCCAGAACTTTTCCGCCAGCCAATCCTTGGCCGCCGATATCGTCGGGCCGACGTACATCATCGGACCGGGCGCGACGTCGGCGACGTAGCCGATGAAGTTCTCGCCGGTCACCGAGCCGCCGGACTGGCCGCACTTGATGACCGTGACGACCGCAGCCGGGTCGTGCGGCGAGCAGCGGTCGTGAATCTCCTTCAGGTAAGGCGCGCGCGCCGGATCGTAGTCACCCGGATGCGGGGAGTCGTCGCCGAAGCGGCGATACCGCTTCGCCCAGTCGCTGACGTCGATCCGGGGAGGAGGGCGAAGGCCGCCGGCGAACGCGGAGCCGATGCGAACTGAATTCGCATCGAGCGCCGGGCCGTACCGACCGAAGTCGGCGGCGGTCATCCGTCCTCGACGTCTTCCGCGTCGGCGGCTTCTTCGGCGGCCTGTTCCACAGCAGCCAGGGTCGCGTCGGCGACGATTTCGGCCGTGGCGTCGGCCTCGATCTCGTCGGCCAGGTTGGCGAACGTCTTGTCGAGCGCCTCGACCAGCAGCGCGGTGATGGTCCGAGGCTCCGTCTCGGCCGCGAGCCTGGCCGCGAGCTGGCGGACGACGGCGTGCGACCGCTCCCTGACCAGCCGCCCGTATTCTCCGGCCCTACGCTCGTACTCCGCCAACGGGACCAGCGAGCCGACGGCCCGCTCATTCTCGATCCGACGGCCCAGGATGCGCTCGCGCGCCTCTTCCTGCCGCAGCTGCTCGCCGGCAGAGACCGGCGGCGCTCGGCCGCTCGACTTCGCCTCCGGCGCGTCGCCCTGCTCGGCAGCCTGCCGCGAAGCGTTCGTCGGCCGTCCGCGCGTCTGGTCGATCGTGCCGCTGATCAGCAGCTTCGACTTCTCGGCGTCGACCAGCTGCTTGCCGGGGTTGTCCGGATCGTCGGCGAAGACGAGGAGCCCTTTCTTGCCCCAGTTGGAGACGGCCGATGCGCCGACGTTCATCCAGGTCGCGAACTCCCCCTTCTTCATGAGGAGGGGCATGACTTCACAGCCTTCACAATGTTTTCGGGACCAGAACTAACGAGAGGTCGCGCTCTGCCCTACCGCATAGGGGCGGCCCCCGGGGGGAAGGACCCGCGACCCTCGCAACCCCTTACGGCACAAGGAAAACCCGCCGCGAGCGGGGCGCGGGCGGGTTCGTCGGGCGCAACTTCATGGCCTAGTTCATTTCATGCTTCAACTGGCCACCGATTCGCAAGCGGCGCGTGAATTGCGGCGGCGGCCGTGGCCAGCGCCCGCTTCAAGGCGGCGAGGTAGAGGGCCTTGGACTTACCTCCAACGACCAGCGCGGACAGGGGAAGACCGCTGCCAGCGACGGCGCGAAGCACGGCCAGCTCAAGGCCGTTCTGCTGTCCGGCCAGTACGGCGCGCTCCACCTGGTCAAGGCGGGCGAGGACGTAGGCGCGGTGCAGCTGCATGGCGCTGCGGCCGGTGAGGCCGCCGACGGGCCGCTTGGAGCTGCCTTCCTCGATCGCACCGAGTTGCGACCGCAGGCCCTCGGACGTGTTCTCGAACAGGTAGCGGTAGGCGATGGCGGTCCGGGCCTCGCCATCGGTCAGCGACTTCGCCTTGACCAGCGTGGCCACGCCGTCGCGTCCGACGACTTGCCGGGCTCCGGCGTCGTTGAACACCGTGACCTTCTCGCCGCGCTGCCGGGCCGCCTCGACGACGGACAGCATGGACACGTCCAGCTCTTCCCGCACCTCGTTGGCGATGCGCCGGCCTTCGGCTTGGTCGGCGTTGGTCCGCACGTCCAGGCAGAGCCGATAGGCCTCGATCAGCCGGCGACGCTGGCCGACGGTGAGGCCCAGGGCGATGGCGTTGCGGAGGAGATGGGAGGCGAGGGTTTCGTCCCGGCCGCGTTCCACGAAGCTCATGCCACACCCCCGACCATGGGAGCCCGAGCGGTGGTCCCTTTTCCACTTCCAGTGATTTTCAAGAACAAGATCAGATCTCCGAAGAGGAGGGAGGGGACGGAGACGGACGGACGGACACACAGCGGGCAGGGGTGCGCCGCCCGCACACGCCGCGCCCACATGCCGGCCAACCCCGCAAGTATCGGCCGTATTGTCCGTTTCGTCCGTAACGGCAGTAAAAACAGCAGGTTAGGGAACGGACGGTCCGCGCCGAACGGACAATTCATCGTCCGTTTCGGCCCCGGCCAGCGCCCCGCGACCCCTTCCCGGAGCCCCCGATCGTCCGTTCGTCCGTTATCGTCCGTTCCGCGCCGGAGGGTCATTCGGGCCATCCTTCGTCGAGTTCGGACGCGAAGCTGTCGCCGACGCTCGCCGGGTCCAGCTCGCCGTCGGCGGCTTCCTTTTGGCGCTCCAGGTCGGTCTTCAGGCGGATCGGGCCGCGATACTTCAGGCCCTTGGCGTTCTTGCCCATGAGGCCGATCTGGCGGTCGCGCAGGGCGTCGCCGAAGGCCTTCGTCCCCATGATCCGGTCGATGCCCTGCTCCTCCATGGCTTCCTTGAAGGAGCGGTAGAGTTCGCCCGACAGCTCGCGGCATCCCTTGGCCGCCTCGCCGGTGACGCAGAAATCGGCCAGCCAGTCGCCGAACGGACTCGACGCCTTGCGGTAGTCCTCGACCACCTGCTGCAGGCTCTCCGGCGGCTCGAGCCCGCCCAGCGCCAACCAGTCGCCGACGCCTTCGAGGAGCCAGTTCAGGATGCCGCTGCGCTCCGCCCGCAGCTTGTCGGGCAGCAGGCGATCGACCTCTTCCTTCGGCACCTGTCGGCGGAACAGGCTCGGCATGATCCGCCGCCAGATCCCGTCGTCGTCGCCGCGCGCCACCGGGAAGCTGTTGCACTCCCAGACCAGCTTGGCCTTGGGCCGGAAGTTGATCGGCTTGGCGTGCAGGTCGCGCGCCGAGATCGGCGAGCCGGACGTCCAGGCCTTCAGCAGCCCTTCGTTCAGCTTCGACCCGCGTGGCGGCTCGGAAAGCACGGCCAGACGGGTGTCGCCGGCCAGCGCGATCAGGTCTGGCGCGGCGTCGCTGCCGCCCCGCATGCCGCCTTCCAGGAACGTCGCCGGCGCCGCCGCCAGCCCGTAGGAGCCCAGCGTCTCGCGACAGGCGTCCAGGATCGTCGACTTGCCGTCGCGGCCGCGGCCCTGGCAGAGGAAGAACGCCTGCTCTTCCGTGCGCCCCGTCGAGGCATAGCCCAGCACCCGCTTGAAGTAGGCGCGCTCGGCTTCGTCAGCGAGCGACTGGACGACGGTCTGGACGAAGAGCGGAGCCTGCGCTTCCGGGTCATAGTCGACCTCGGCGCAGCGCGTGATCCGGTCGGACGGCTCATGGTCGCGCAGCACGACGGAGAAGCGGGCGACCCCGTCCCCGTCCGGCGCCATTCCCATCTTCAGCGTGCCGTTCCGGCAGGTCAGCGCCAGCGGGTCCACATCGAAGGCGTCGATCTCGACCGTGAGATAGCTCTGCGCCTGGCGCAGCATGGCCGACGTCTTGCCGGCCGATCCGCTGTCGTTCACGAACTTGACGAAGTCCTTGTACGGCAGGCCTCCATCTTTCAGGAACGGCCACAGCGACATCATTTCGGTCGAAACCCGGTGGGCCAGCTTCCGGGCCAGGTCCTCGCCGTACTTGCGGTCCCAGTGGACGCCGTTGAAGCCGATCCAGCCGACGCCGAGCAGGAACAGGATGGTGCTGTCGGTGGCGTCCACCGACCCGTCCTTCCGCACCGCCCCGCCGGCCAGGATGATGAAGCGCATGGCGTTACCCAGGTCATTGAGCGGAAACCGGGCCATCTCCTCTGCCCCGGTCCCGCCGCCGCCTTCGCGCGCGCCGCCCCCGAAAATCTCGACGACATTGCTCACGACGAGCGCCTCCCATGATCGTTGAAGCCGCCCGCTGCCCGATCGCTCGGCCGCATCACCGTGACGCTTGCCTCCGGGTCCAGCGCCGCCTCCCAGGCCTGCCGCGCCAGGGCCGCGTAAAACCGCGCCGCGGCCTCGCCGGTCAGGCTCCCGCTCGCGGTTCCGCCCCACACCTGCCGGCTGCGCAGCTCGGGTGAGCGCAGATCGTTGCGGACGGCCAGATACACGGCCTGGGCGTCTGCGCAGGTCCACGGCGGCGCGCCCGGGTCGGGCAGGGGCGTGTCCGGATTCACCCGGCCCCAGCGGTCGCCCAGCATGCCGCCGGCGAAGGCCGACAGGCTCGGTGTCACCACCAGGCCCAGCTCATGGCCGCTCCCGTGCGCGCCGGCGCCCAGCGCCCAGGCGTCCTGAAGGTCGACGGCGACCAGCAGTTCGATCGGCTCGGGCCATGGCGTCAGCATCACGGCCAGGCCGCGCGGATCGCCGACGAAGCCCCGGAAGCCGCGCGAACGGGCGTCCAGCGGCATCACCGCCAGCGCCTCTGGCGCCAATTTCTCGCCAGGGAGCCCGCCACGGCGCGACATCGGGGCCAGGATCGCCGGGCCACTCATGCCGTCGCCGAGCGGCGCCCGCTGATGCGCCCGCAAGGTCGCCATCGCGCCGGGCAGGCCTTCAGGGTCCAGACCAACGGCCGTCAGCCAGCTGCGGAACGCCTTGCAGTCTGCCGGAACGCCCGACTCCCAGATCGCCCGAACCTCGGAGACGCGCCCGGCAGCCTCGACGGCGGAGGCCGCCGCCGGCGCGGACCGCCGCCCGCCGGTCGCCGGTGCGAAGGTCCGCTGCTCCGCCGTGCGCGGATGCAACTCGCCCTTGGCCAGCCCCCGGTCCACATGGCTTTCGATCTCTTTGCGCAGCCAGGGCTTGCCGCCGGGTGTCATGGCCTCGCCGGCCGCGATCAGGGCCTCGCGGGCATAGTCCCGCTCGATCTCGCGCCCGCCGACCAGCGAGCCGACGAAGCAGCTGTAGCCCCACAAACGATCCTGCTGCTGCCCGACGGCCGCCGTGGTGATCATCCGGACGGCGGTGGTCAGGCAGGCTTCGCCGTACTTCGTCGCCCGACCTTCGATCACTACCCGCTGCGGCTTGCGCGGCGCTTCCGCCGGGGCCGCCGGCATGGCCAGCCTCACCAGCCACTCGGGGGCCGCCGCGAAAGGCATCTCGCCGGGCGCATGGCCGGGCGTCCAGGCGTACCGCCGCCCGGACGGATGGATCGACGGCGGCGCGACGATGTACCCGCCCTCGCCGCGCACATCGATCTTCGGCCCGATCTTGCTGGCGCTGTTGCGGATCTCGAACCGCGAGTCCCAGGCGAAGCACAGATGCCGACCCTTGCCCGTCGACTGCTCGACAGTCTCGGGCAGGGGACCATGCACGGCGACCAGCGCACGTAGGCCCGCCTCGGCTTCCTCGCCATCCAGGTCGAGAACCCAGAAGCCCGCCGGCGATCCGGTCGCGATCCCGATGTTCGAGGCTGGCCCCGCGCTTACCGGGCGCCGGTCCGCCTCGTCCGGCTTCAGGGGCAGGGGCACGCGGCCCGACCACCACCCGCGCACGGTCTCGGCGTCCCGCGTGCCGCTCTTCAGCCCATCGGTCCGCCCGTACGGCTTCTTGTCGCGCGGGCGCAGCGGGAACACGCCGATCCCGGCGTTGGCATAGCGCACGGCGGCGAAGGCCAGCTCACTCATGGCCGCCCTCGATGCGAATTGGATTCGCGCCCGCGCGACCCGTCGTCTTCGCAGCAGATCTCGCGCTCGTCGTCCTCGCGGTCCTCGCCCTCTGCGTCGAGTTCGTCGAGCCAGTCGATCGCCGACTGGGCGACATGCTCCAGCCACCGGCGGAGCCGCACGCGATCACCAGGTCCGGACGCCCCCCCCCCAGCGGTCATCGGCGCACCGCCTTGGCGGCCAGCCGCTCGAACAGGGCCTCGTCGTCGGCGCGATCGGCGGCGGTGTCGCGCGTCGGCGCGCGCTGCATCCCGTCGAGGTAGCCGCAAGCGTGGCACATGGACCGCTCGACCGGCACGCTGCCGGTGAGGGCCTTTGTGGACCTAACCTCGTAATCGCCGCACTGGCAGCGGACCAGCCAGCGAGCCCCGCGCTTGGGATGGGTGCGGTGATAGCGGACCACCGTCAGGCGGCCGACCGACAGCCCGGCCAGGTTCCTGACACCGCTCGGCAGTGGAGCCTCGGGCAGGGGCGGCGCGCGCCAATGCTCGACGTCGGCCGGAATCCTGCCTTGCCACTGATCGCCGGAGCCGTCGCGGACCAGCCTCGCCTGCGCATCCAGCGGCGCCGCGGCGGAGATCGCGTCATAGTTCGTGGTCCGAAGGCCGCGCATCAGGCCGCCCTCGCGCCGAACAGTTCGGCGTCGTCGGGCCGGAACAGGCGCTGCTCCGCGCCCGGCTCGATCGGGATGTTGCCGGGATACCAGCGCCCATCGAACCGCACCATCAGGCGACGCGGGCGCAGGGCGGGCTTCAGGAAGACGAGCAGGGTGTAGTAGGCCGCCGTGGAGCCGTCGGGCTCGTACCGCCCCTTGTGCATCGGCACGCGCTCGATGAACTGGGCCAGCACCGTCAGCGGCGTCTCGCCGTGATAGAGCAAGGGGAATCGGCCGATCGTCTCGGTGGCCGCCATCCGCACCACCAGTGCGACGCCGCGCGTGGCGAGCGCCCATGCCCGGCGAATCCAGGCTTCCAGCTCGCGGAAGGGCGGGTTGCCGATGATCCAGCCGGCCTCGACCGGCGGCGGCGCATCGCCTAGGAAGTCATGGATCGGATGCCAGCCGTAGTCATAGGCGTCGCTGGCGAACAGGCGCGGGAAGTAGTCCCTGGCCCCGTGCACGAAGTGACCCGCCCCGCAGGCCGACTCCCAGGCGATGAAGCGCGGCGCCAGCGGATCGAACCGCAGCACATGCTCGCACGCCGCCCGCGCCGCCCAGGGCGGCGTCGGATAGAAGTCGTTGTCGTCGGTCGGCGACAGACGGTGCGCGTCCATCAGGCCGACGCGCCGCGCGCGCTCATCCAGACCGGACGGCGCAAGGCCCGTCCCGGTGCTGTCGCTACGCCCCCTACTCATGGATCACCCGTGAATGTCGGCCCGATCACGGGGCAGGAGCGGCGCGTCATCCAGCGCCCGGAGGATCGCGAGGCATTCCCCGG